ATGCCTCACGCAGAACATGTACCTGATCCTGATATATCCGGGTGATGAATTTCCTGCCGAGCCGACGACCTTCGCGCAATGCGTGCTGTCGCACAAGGTTGTGATATTCGCGATCAACAATGAACCCGTCATCAACTCCGATGATGGTCCAGTCAACGTCCGCCAATGGGTTTCAAGGATGCCACCACCGACCCTGATGTTATTACGCGCTGGTGGACCGCCAAGCCCGAGCGCGGCATGGCAGTCCGAACCTGTCAGTCATCCGGTATCTTGGTGCTGGACAGCGATGATGGCTGCGAGGTCACGATATCGGCGCTGGAAGCCGAACACGGATCCCTGCCCGAAACCCCGATGCAGCGCACCCCATCAGGCGGCATCCATCGCGTGTTCGCATGGCCCGATGACGGTATCGATCTGGCCCGGACGATCCGGTTCCTGAAAAATACCGCGCACGACATCAACGGGAATGGCGGCGGTCTCGATGCGCTGGGCGAGCGTCCGGGTGGTCGTGGCGGATATTTCATCGTCGCACCTTCCACGCGCCCCGATGGCCGATATGAATGGATCGTGTCGCCCGACGATTGCGCCCCGGCAATGGCGCCGCCTTGGTTGCTCGAACTGATTCGCCATGAGAAAACCGAACGGAACCCGGACACTCCCCGTATCGCGCCGGTGAAGTCGGGAAAAAACACGGCATACGGCGAGAAAATCCTTGAGGAAAATGCGCGCGAGGTTCGGGGTTGCCCGCCAGGATCGCAGAACGATACGCTGTTCCGCCGATCATGCCGGGTCGGATCGATCGCATATGGCGGTTCGCTCGATGTGAATTATGCCATGTCCGTCATGGTCGATGCCGGGATGTCAATGATGAACGCGCCGGGGAAACCGGCATGGCAGCGCGGCGAGGTAGAGACGCTGGTGCGGCGCGGGTTCGATGTTGGCAAGGCGGACCCGAACGCGAGGCCGCAGGGGTCATGGTCGCCGCCCGCCCGCGATGATGTCCCCGCCGATTATGACCCTGAGACAGGCGAATTTATCGAGGAACGCCACGACGAATTACCCGTCGATGCGCCTCAACCCGAGAAACAGAAACCCCGGAATAACGATGCGTTTCAGTGCCTCGGGTATAACCGTGGGGCGTTTTATTACCTGCCACGGGGAACGGGCCAGATCGTCGCATTGCGGGCGTCAGAACATACCCCGCTGCGGCTGCTGGAACTGGCCGGACTCGATTACTGGCAGAACCTGAACCACGGCGAGAAACTGGGCAAGGATGTGTGGCAGGGGTTCGCGAATGCCCTGATGCGGAAATGCGAGGATGGCGGGATTTTCGATGAGGGCCGGTTGCGCGGCCGTGGCGCATGGATTGACGGGAAACAGGTGATCGTGAACACCGGCAGCGAGGCGCGTATCGGCATGAAGTCTGTTCCGCTGACGCAGGTTGCCAGCCGGTTTATTTACGAGGCCGGCGACCCTTGGGAATTCGGATACGGGCAGGCTGCGAGTTCGTCGGATTCGAACCGCGTGAAACAGATATGCGAACGCCTGACATGGGCCGACCCGATGAGCGGTGCCCTGATGTGCGGCTGGTGCGTGATTGCGCCGGTTGCGGGCGCGTTGGACTGGCGTTCCCATATCTGGGTGACTGGACCATCGGGTTCGGGGAAAACGACCGCGCTGGATATCATCCTGCGCCTGGTCGGGCCTGCGTCTGAAAAGGTCGACGGCAAAGTCACCGAGGCGGCGATCCGCCAGCTCATGGGGTTCGACGCCAGACCCGTGATTTTCGATGAGGCGGAAGGCGAGGATGAGGCGTCGGCGTTGCGGATGCAGCAGATCCTTGACCTCGCCCGGTCTGCGTCGAGTGGCGCGCGTATCCCGAAAGGCGGCACGAACGGGGTCGCGAAAATTTATATCATGCGGTCGCCGTTCTGTTTTTCATCGATCAACACATCGGTCCGGCATAAGGCCGACGAAAGCCGTATCTCGAAACTGGTTCTGGTGCCGAACACCGAGGCGAATTCAGACGACCACTACATGGGTCTGGTGCGCGACATAGACGCATGGTTCACACCTGAATTTGCCTCGGCGATGTTCCTGCGAACCGTGGAAAACCTGCCCGTGCTGCTGGCGAACATCAAGACGTTCGAGACGGCGGCGGCGCATGTTTTCAAGTCGCGGCGTGCTGCGAACCAGATCGCGCCGATGCTGGCCGGATATTATCTGTGCCACAAGACCGACGCGATATCGGCCGAGGTCGCCGCCGAATTTATCCGCCGGCATGACTGGGGTGATTATGTCGCCCTGAATGCCGAAACCGATGAAATGCGGCTGCTGCAGTTCCTGATTACCCGCCCGATCAAGGTGTTCGTCGTGGGTAAGGGTAATCTGGAGATGACGATCGGCACGGCGATCGATGAGGCGCGGACAGAACAGACTCGCGGCCCATATCGCGAGGCGCTGGGCATGGTCGGGATCAAGGTCGATACCGAGTTCGTCGGGATATCGGACAGCGCGGATAATACGCGGGCGTTGCTGCGAGGGATGCCGCAGTGGCAGGCGGATTGGAAGCGCCCGCTGCGGTCGATACCGGGCGCGATAAAATCGAGTACATCGGAAAGATTTATCGGCGGCGGCGTATCGCGGCTGACATGGATACCGATGGGGCATTTTACGGGGAATTACCGGGAACGGGAAGTTGGGGAGGAGGGCTGATGGTTGATCCGAAGATTATGGCGGCACTGGATAAACTCGCACCAGGCGGATGGTCTCTGACCGTCGCTGGTTTCGCGGCTCGTGCGATGAAAATCACATCGCCGACAGCCCGAGACCGGGCGATGTTGCGCGACATGATGATGGAAACCGGGCTTGAGCATCGCCGCGTGAAATACGGGGATGACATGATTGATGTCTGGGATCTTCAGAAATAACCATGGACCGGCTGGATAATCTGATAGCCGCACAAGGAAACCTCTGCGCCGGATGCGGTAAACCCATGCTGCCAAGATCAGGGCCGACCCGTCGAGGCGATGCGAAATACCGCGATCTGCCCAGCGTTGACCATACGATCCCCAGAGCCAAGGGCGGCGCCAATGGGCTCGGAAAGGTGACGGCGATGCACAAACTCTGCAACGAAATGAAAGGCGACGACATGCCGACCGGATGTGAATTGATATGGCTTCAAGCAGTGAATTGCCGAATGGGATGGGATCCGCAAAAGTGGTGAAGCCATGAACGCCAAACCAAAAACCCAAGTCACGGATTCCGGCAGGTTTTGCACAAGATGCAATGTGCACAAGCCATGGACGGATTTTCATCGTAGCAACGGCAGGGCTATAAATGGCCGACATTCTCAATGCGTCTCATGCATGAATGGTCGGCGCCGGTCTGAATACGTTCATGATCCTGTTTTCGGTCGGAAACTCGCCCTTGCCTACAAGTACGGCATGACGCCGGCCGACTATGACGCAATGGTTTTGGCTCAGGGAAATGCCTGCGCGATTTGCCAAAATCAGATGCTGAAACCCTGCATTGACCATAACCATGAAACTGGCAAGGTCCGGGGTTTGCTTTGCCATGGATGCAATATCAAATTGGCGGCTATTGAGCAGGTTGAATATCGGACATCTGCGCTCGCATATCTTGAGCGATACAGATGAAAATATTCATCGGCATGGAGACTAGCGGGAAACTCCGAATGCGGTTTGCCGCATTAGGTCATATCGTTATTTCTTGCGACCTTTTGCCATCGGATGATGGCGCGGACCTGGTAACCATAGACGCAATTCATTTCGGCGGCGGTCATATCAGGGGCGATGTGATCATGGTCCTGCGCACACTTAAAGAGTTGGGGTGGTGGCCAGATATCGCCATATTTCACCCCGACTGCACAACGCATACCGTATCGTCGGCATGGGCACTTAAAGACCCGGATTATGATCGATGGCCCGATGTCGGATATCATCAAAAGGTGAAGCCTGAAACTCTGGTCGGGCAATCCAGGCGAGATGAGAAGGCGCGGCAAGAGGCGCTTATCATCAACCTGATATCACTGCCGATCGATCGAAAGATTATTGAGAACCCTATCAGTACACTAGGAAAGTTGCTGGGAACCCCGAACGACATTGCCCAGCCTTGGGAATTCGGCGACAACGCCAGCAAGGCGACATGTCTTTGGGCGTTCGACAGGGATGGCAAGAGGCTGGACGGATGGGGATTAACGCGCGATCCATCAAAGCGCGTGACAGGTCGCGGCGCCGGCCGAAAAATGATTGAGCGATGGGACAACCAGACTGACGCCGGCCAGAACAAGCTATCGCCCGACGATCTGCGATGGAAAGCCCGCAGCAAGACCTACGATGGGATTGCCGACGCATTGGTTGATGCCGCGCTCAATTGGCGCCCGCAACCAAGCATGTTCGATTTAACGGGCGCCTGAAAGGCGTATCGATGATCCGGCCATATTGGTTGCCAATGTCCGATTGCACCCGCCCATGACCCACCGAAAATAATTCGCCTAGTCGTATTGACAGGCGAGTTATTTTATACGCATATGGTGGTCATAGAAACACGAAGCCGAGGGCAAGCAAATGCAGTTCAACCCAGAATACAAGCCAAACCGCGACAACCTTGCACCCCGCATGGTCGAGATGATGGACCGGGTTTTTTATTAGCGTCGGGCGCAGGGCATGAATGTCCAGTTCGTCCGCGAAGATGGTCGGATTGATGAATTTTCGCTTGCAAGCGCCGAACGTGCGCAGGCGCTGTTCGCCAAGATGACCCGTGATGGCGTTGACGCCGTAATCAGCAACTGAGGGCATCAAAATGAACTTTCACCACGCCAATCACCACTATGTGGCATGACCACCATGAATGAACACGGCGAGGTCCACATCAAAACGTCCGATGACGCGCAGTTATGCGTAGCCCGCATGCCAAAAGCATTCGACATGATGCAGGATCAAACAAAATATGGTCCAGAATTCACAATAGAGGCTTTTGCCGATGTTGTGAAAGAAGCGGCAGAAAAGGCATATTCCCGAGGTCGGCAGGACTATGAAAACGAATTGAAAGAATGGGTAAATCGCAATAAGCGATACCTGTTCTAACCCCGCAAAATCCCCACCGCATCCTCAACCGTCCGCGCTACCCCAGAGCGGACGCCATTTTTTGCGCAGAACGACCCCCACTTATCCTGCTCGGGCGACATCCTATCCTTGCCGAATTTGATCTCGATCTCGGTATGCTGCGCGATCGTTGTGCCAACCATATCCGCCGTGATCGTGACCTGTTTCCACCCCCACGTATCGAACTGGCCAGCCTCTCCGTTATGGAATGGGCGAGCGTTGCGGATCACGACATCACCCGGCGCCAGCATCACCATATCGCGTTTCTTGATGACGACCGACTGGCCGATCCATCCCATTCCCACGTTGCGCCTGAAGAGCCGCGCGCCAACCTTGGACGCCATCAGCAAGATTTGTTTCGTCAGTTCGTTCGAGTTTTCGATCATGGGTAAATCCACATATGATTTGGGTATTCCGGCCTGTCATCCGGCACAAATCCGCACCGTCCATAAAACGCGCGCAGCTCGTTTTCATTCATCCACTTGTCGCCATAAGGACCCACCGTGAGGCTTATCCATATTCCGGGGAACATCTGCACCACCGACCGTAGCAACTCGCCTGCATGCCCGTTTCCGGGGCGCCGTGATGCCAGGCAATAAATCTCGATCTGGTCTGTAGTCGCGACCTCGACCATCAGCGATGCGGACTTGTGCCGGAACTTCATCGGTCAATCTCGATGATGCGTATTTTCGGAAATTCCTTGGCCTGCAAAATCATGTTGCCAGTACCCTTGCCGCCGCCGAAGGCAATCACTGCCTTGTCGCCATCGTGGCCCATCAGGATATCCCTCATGAGCTTGTTTCGACGCGGACCCGCTGATGGCCAGTTGTCGTCCGGGAATACCGATATCAGCGATATCCCTGGCTTGATCTCAGCCCATTCCTGCGCCAGCCTGTCGGCGCCGCCTGTAGGGCATCGGCCTTCTATGATGCACCATAGGCCCAGCTTCGTCACAGCGGCGTCCAGCACCTGTGCCACGCGATCTGCGCGGGTGTAATCGCGGCCTCCTGTGACGATGGCCATCATCAGCTACACCCAGTGGTTGTCCCGCACGCCGAGCATACCTCGCAATGCCCCGCGATCTGCATTTCCATCGAACCGCAAGTTGCGCAGGAGTTCCCGGTAAAACCCTTACCACGCGCCTCATCACGATGCATTTTCGGCGGCGCGATGTCGGTTGATTTTACCGGGTCGATGATGATCGGGATGGGCGAGGCACCAGGTCGATAATGATCAAGAGAACCATTGATTGATGCCGTCGATATGCCGGCTGCAAAAATCTGACCCCCATTGGCATCGAGCCATGCCATGATCGTCTGCAATGTGACGGTAGACCCCTTTTCAAACCCGGTATCATGGGCGCGTTTCGTGATTTCTGCGATGTTGGTCATGCTGCCTTCTCCATCTCCGCCTTAGCCCGAGCGATCGCCCGAACAACCTCGCCATATGCGATATCTTTCCGACCATCGGGCCGATGTTTATACACGTTGAAAACCCAACCAGCATCCCGGCCCAACTCAACCGCCAGCCGAGCCAGATCGGGCAATCCCCTTGTCTGCTGGACGCGGCGATTAAGCGCCTTCTGTTCCTCGGCGCGGGCCTGGCGCACCAGGTCGGGGTCAACTTCCTCCAGATGCCCATCAACAACCTCGATCTCGCGCCCATGGATATCGCGCTTGCATCCGCAATACGGGCAGGCGTTCGATGATGCATGGAACGTCGCAAAACAATCGCCGCATGTCGTGGTCGGTGTGACATGACCGCCCGAGCCCTTTTTGCCCGATGTCTCGCCGCGCCAGTTCCAGTCGTGCGGATCGCTCGGCAGGCCATGTGTCTTGAACAGGTTCACATGATCGAGCAGGACGGCATATCCATCCTGCGCACGCATGGGGCGCATCAGCATCTGGGTTGCCAGCGGCAGGGATTCGGTCGGGCGCAGGTATTGCCCGCACTGGATCGGAACATCCATATCGACCTGCGACGACAGATCGAAACCCGTGGTCAGCAGGTCGCACGATGATATGCCGTCGATCTTGCCCGTGGCGAATTCCAGGATGATGCGTTTTTTCTCGTTGGGATGGGTCTCGCCATCCATATGCTCGATGCGAATTCCGGCGCCTTGGTATGTGGCGGCGGTATGCTTGGAATGATCGACGGAGACGCAGTAAATCACCGTCCGCAACCCGCGCGCGAATTTGCCCCACGATGCCGCGCCATCCCCGATAATCGATGGCTTGTCGAATTTTTCCTCCAGCGATGCGGTCGTGTAATCGCCCTTGGATTTGCGCAGGCCAGACAGGTCTGCCACGACCGGCGCATATGCCTTGAACTTCGCCAGCCTGCCGGCATCGATCAGGAACTGTGGATCTGGACCGCGCACCAGTTCATCGAAATTCATCGATAGCGGCTTGTTGTCGGCGCGCTCTGGCGACCCTGACAGTCCGATGATCTTGGCACCATTGTCGCGGTAATGCTTGATCAGTTTTACCCACATAGGGGCGCCCGATATGTGCGCCTCATCGCAGATCACCAGATCGAATTCGAGCCGGTCCAGCTTGTTGATGATGCTGCCGATTGTGGCGACCTGAATATTAGCCAGCGGGTTTCGCGGGTATCCATCCGCGATAAATCCATAATTGATCCCGAATTTCGATAGGGTCTTGGCGGTCTGCTCGAGCAGGAGTTTTCTGTGACAGACGAACACCGCCCGCCTGCCCTTGCGATATGAGCCGTTGATGATGTGCGCGGCAAGTATGGTCTTGCCGAAACCGGGCGGTGCATAAACCAGCACAGACTGGTGCTGTTTGATGGCAGACCGAAGCCTGCCATCAAGATCGATTTGGTCGGGGAATAGGGTTATCATGCCCGACGAACCAGCCATTCGATCCACCAATCCTGCGATCCATTATCATGGCGCATAGGACCGACAATACCGCTTTCGGTCAGGCTGGGGTCGCAGATGATCTCATTGCCCTTCGCGACGACGACATGGTTACTTGGCGTCCTGCTGTAGCCAGACAAGAGGTATGGCAATCCACCACCCATCTGATCGGCAGTGAACATGACATTTTCCTGCGGAGTTTCACCGGGGAATGTCACGCGGATCAAATGCAGTTCGTTGCTTTTCAGCCATTGTTCATATTCGGCATCATCGAATGTTCCAGACCGAAGAAAATGCGGCACTTCATCCGCATCGACGCCAAGCAAGACTGCCAGGCATGTTCGGAAGCAATCGCCGAAAACTCCTTCATCCGGCTTATGGTGGAATTTCTGTTTCTGGAACTTCACTTCTGCCTCCCCAACTTGCGCAACGAATACAGCACAGTCGTATGATGGAACCCGAACCGCAAAGCGCTGCGGTACGGGATCACGCCCAATTCAGTGTGCAGCCGAACCCAAATCCTACGCCTTACCTGGTGCACTTTTCCGCGCAGGTTGCGATCCATCATCACGGCCATAGGCATTTTTTCAGCCCGGATTTCCTGCTCAATGATAACGCGCCATTCCTTTGGAAAACCGCGCGCCGTCATCTGATTTTCTCGGGTCGTGGTCATTGGTAAGTTTTGCCCTTGGGTATTCATGTCATTTTATCCGGCGCATGGTGGATGGCGTGGTGACGAACGCAAAGCCATCGAACATCAAGCGGCTTTGAATAATCGTCGTGATGACCGTGAACATCGGTTGCGCCGCATATTTCGCATGGTTTCTTTTCCAACCTGCCATCCCGAACTGCATTATTTACCGCCGTCTGCGCCTTGTATGCTTCTGGATTGTCTCTGCGCCATTGGGCCGATGTTATGGCGATCCGGGCGCGGATGTGAGGTCGCTCATAATATCGCCTCCGGTCATATTCCCGAACGCTATCATGTGTCCTGCGATGCTCGCGAACCAATGCTTTCCGGCATGTTTTGCAGGTCCGGTCGTTCTGATAGAAATCAGTGACCGGACCATCATGTCCACATCTAGGGCAAGACATCAGAAGGGGATAGAATCTGGATCATCATCAACAGGCCGGTTCGCCTGCGGTCTCTGCGATGACGATCCGCCACCGTTATTCGACTGCCCACTACCCGAATCCCGTTGCTGGCCACCACCATCACCCGCAGACTTGCCATCCAGCATCTTGAGTTGGCAGTTGAACCCCTGCAAAACGACCTCGGTGGAATACTTGTCCGCTCCAGACTGGTCCTGCCACTTGCGGGTCTGCAATGCCCCTTGCAGGTAAACCTTGCTGCCCTTTTTCAGATAACTTTCGGCTACCCTGCCGATCGGTTCGCTGAAAATCACGACGCGATGCCACTCGGTTTTCTCGCGCTGTTCTCCGGTGTTTTTATCCTTCCACCGTTCCGATGTTGCGATGGACAGGTTCACGACCTTGCCGCCACTGGGAAGGTTGCGAACTTCGGGGTCGGCGCCGAGATTGCCAATCAGTTGGACTTGGTTCAGGCTGGACATTTATTCGCCTTCCGGTTCTGCGAAAAAGTTGTTTTCTTCAATGGGCGAGGCCATCGCGATATTCTTGACGGCCTGATGATAATAGGACGGCTTCAATTCGAACCCGATGCCATAGCGCGCCATCTCGACGGCGCCATAAACCTCGCTTCCGATGCCAAGGAACGGCGTCAAAACGACATCGCCGGGGTTGCTCCAAAGATCGATGCACCGTTCGATGACGTCGAGTTGCAGCGGCGAGATATGCTGCTCGTCTTTTTCATCGCGACCGCCGCGATATTGCAGCGTCCTGGTCTGGCGAACATCCATCCAGACCGGCGATGCATACCGCTGCCAGACCTCGATCGAATACCAGTTCCGCGAATCGTCCACGGTCGTATATTTCGACCGATCCGGCTCATGCTTGGGTTCGCCGACGAACTTGTCAAACCCTCCCGAGACCGGCTCGGCGTTGTCGCCGGGCTTGCGGAAAACAACGATATAGTCCGCCAGGCCCTGCCCTGACATGGCGCTATCCTTGACGATCTGCTTGTGCAACAGGCGCAACGATTTGGTGCGCTGCTGGGCGACAACAGGATCTTTCCAGATGCAAACCTCGGAATGGAAAATCCAGCCGGCCGCAAGATATGCCCGGATGACCTCGCCCCGGAAATCGCGCATGCCGATAAATCCGTCGCGGGTTTTCGATGTCGGTAACTGCATGACATGGACTGCATGTATGCGGCCGGGCTTGGTCACGCGGAAAAGTTCCGAAATCAGAAACCCATAATGCTCGTAGAACGTGCCGCCCTCATTGTTCGAGATATCGCGTTCGGAGTTGCTGAATTTATACAAGCCCTCGAAGGGCGGCGAGTGGATGCCGAAATCGATGCTTTCGCCCGGGATGGCGCGGATCAGTTCGCAGCTATCGCCCATATAGATCGCGTAGTTATCGGTGATGTGCTGGTCGACGCATTTCACGGTTGAGATCGGGTTTTTCTTCACGACAGAAACTCCGGCAAGCGCATTGGCTCAGTTGGGTTGTAGTCTGCACGATCGCGGACGGACCCACGAACTGCGACCGATGACAGGTCGGACATATGCCGTACCATGGCAGATGCCATGCGCTCGGCATCTTCCTCTTTGCGTTTCAGGTTGGCGACAACCGCACCCTCAAGCGATGACGCCACGAAATGCGCGTCAACGGGGCGCGTCTGGCCGAACCGCCAGAACCGGCGAACGATCTGGTAAACCTGCTCATAACTGTCATTCAGACCGACAAGGCCGGTTTGGGCGCAGTGCTGGAAATTCAGCCCGAAACCCATGATCGAACCCTTGGAAACGAAACGCTTGATTTTTCCGTCAAGGAAATCGGCGATCTTTTCTTCCTTGGATTCATCCTTGTCCGACCCTGCAACCTGGACAGCGCCGGGAATTGCATCGCACAATGCATCAGCCTCGGCATTCAGATTTGCCCACCACATGATCGGCTCATCATCGGCCAGACCTGCAGTGATTTCGCCTGCACGATCAACGCGCGCCGTGACGGTGTTTTTCCGAACCTGCAATCGCTCGGACAGGCTCGACGCCGTTGTCGGGAACATTTCGTCGGGCAACAAGCTATCCTCATATGATGCGTCGACGGTCTGCTGGATTTGGCGCAACGGTGGCAGGTCATATCCCTCATCGGAATACCCCAGATCAGACGGCTTGCGAAGCATCACCGCCCAACTGCACATCCATTTCCAGAATTCATCCTCGGCGTGGCCTTTGAGGCGCCATTTCTGGGTATCGCCGCCGTCATGCACGAAAAACGTTGCCAGCATGTCGGTATAGGACATGACGCCAAGGAATTCGGCATGGTTGCCAAGTTCCATGAAATCGTTAGGCGCCGGGGTTGCAGTCGCGGCGAGGCGGTAAGGGATCTGGCTGCAAACATCGATCAACTTGGCGCGCGTCTTGCCGTCATGGTGTTTCAGGATGGATGATTCATCCAGCGCGATGCCGCCTAGATCAGTATAATCGAAGTGATCCATCTTGCCATAGTTCGTCACGTTCACGCCGACGATCAGGTCATCGTGGGTGCGAACCAATTTCGCTTCGATGTCGAATTTCTTTGCCTCCCGCATATGCTGGGCGGCAACTGCCAGAGGCGCGTTGATGAGCACCGGGCGATTGGTCTCGCGCGCCACCTTGTCCGCCCATTCCAGCTCCATCAGCGTCTTGCCAAGGCCGGTGCCGGCAAATACTGCCGACCGACCACGCCGCAGCGACCATCGGGTTATGTCCGCCTGGTGCGGCTTGAAGTCGCCGCGCATGTCGCCAGGATCGATCATGCCGGTATCTGGGTCAATGATATGCTTGCGGGCGAGGAAATCGTAATACGCGTCCATTACAGGCGCCTCGGCATCACGACGCGGATATTCTCGACAGCGATGGCCGGATATGGTTCGATCTGGATGGCGCCCTCGGTCTGCGTATTCATAGAGATTTTCAGGCGCTCGCTCGTGAACGACCCGATGACGTCGAGCAGGAACCCAGCCGTCACCATGCAAGTCCCGATATCACCCTCGGCTGGGCAATAGTCAACGCCCTCCTCGCCGTTGCGGTTTTTCGCCGTGGCGCAGCATTCTCCATCGGCAAACGTCAACCGGACGGCGACCGATGTGCCATCCTTGGATTTATCCTCGGCAATGGCTGTCGCGCGTTTCACGGCGCCGATCAGATCAGCGGCATCAACAATGACCGAACCGGATATGCCCTTGACCTGTGCCGCCTGTGCCCGACGCCAGTCTGCATAGCCTTGCTCGACCAGCTTGGTGCGATACATCACGCCATCGGCCGTCAACGACATGCCGTTCTCGGTTGCGACGATATCGATATTCTCGGCACTGCGGAAAATGCCGAACATGGCCGAAATCGAATTCGTCGGCACCAGGACGGGAATGGGTAATGGTTCGCCGGAAATCTGGACCACTGCCAGCCCGCGCGAATCAGCGCCGATTGCGCGGAACCCATCAGTAACGTCGAGATAGACGCCCATATTGATCGCGCCGCCACCAAGTTCCCGAACCACGGCGCGCGCGGCAGTCAAGGCGTTGATGAATTCGCCGCACCCGACTTGCACCGGATCGCCGGGTATTGGCTGGCAGATTTCATGCGGAAATGCTGCGCCGTCGATGACCGGCAATTTCCATTTGGTTTTGCCTTGCGAGATGGTGACGGACTTGTCATCGCCGGAGATTGTGACCGGCGAATTCGGACGCAGCGCCCCGGATTTCTGGGCAAGCGCGGCAGTGTCGATGAACACCAGACCGGCGCCATCAGCCGCGAACGACACGCGCACCGAATGATCCATGTCGGTCGCGGCGATGACAGCCTGACCGCCGCGGACCTCGATCATGGATGATTTCAGTATGGCGAGTTGCTTGGAGTTGCCGGACACGAATGTGACGAGATTTACGGCGCGCGCGAGTTCTGCGGCCATGCAGGTAAGGGTGAATGTCATCGGGTTGTCCTTATTGATTTTGCGTATGCGATGCGACCTCGAGCTTGCAGTTTCCACCACCATGATCCGGGTCGCGTATCTGCGGCGGCATTGCGGCGGCAATGACCGGCGCAGTTGATGGCAAATTGACGCCTCATGAATGAATTATCCACCGGGTACAGACGCATCATTGCGCCTCGATCAGTTTGCCTGTCGGCGCAGAGAGTTTCCCCAATGCGTCGGAAACTATTTCCGCGCGGGACAGGCCTGGAATATCGATGTCATCCCAGCGCAATGCCGGAATGCCAGGCGATCCGTTGGCAAAGAGCCGAACGAACCCGCCCGCCGTGGCGACATACAACGCATCGCCGCGACGATAAACCTTGGCCTGCTTGAAAACCGACCGCGTGACGATAATTACGTCAGCGTCGGGGATGATATGGAAACGCTCCATGTTTTAGATGCCCTTCTTGATTTCGGTTCCAGCGACGATGGCGGCGGCTTGCCGCCAGACCATGGCTTCAGTTTTAAATGTATTATTGCGAGACTTTGATGCACCCTCGCAGATCATAGCGTCTGCATTCTTTGCCAGACGTTCAAAATTTTCTGCGATGTCTTGCAGGCTTTCAGCTTCAAATTTCATCGGGTAGCGCCCTCCAATATCTCCCGCCACATGCGCACAAACCTATAATATATGTCAACCGATAATCCACACACGCCCCTCTAAATAATCCACACAATCAAAGGTTGACACTGTTCCGGTTTTTTGCGCATGGTGCGGACCAGATTTAACGAGGGCTGAAAGATGACTGAAAAGAGACTGTTCTGGATCGTGTGGAATGAAGGCCGCGTCGAGGGCGCAGTTTTCGATACTAAGCGCGATGCCGAAAGCGCCATCGATGGGGAGCCATGGAGTGACCCGGCAATCGGTTTTCCATCTATTTCCACTCTCGCCGAGAAATGGTTCGAGTGCTACGGCGACGAAGATTGTTCGATTGAGGAGATCGAACTATGACCATCACCCACCACCCAGAACTCATCCAAGGAAGTGACGAATGGCTCGCCGCCCGTTGCGGCATGATCACGGCCGGCAGCATGGACCTGATCCTGACGCCGACGCTCAAGGTCGCCAGCAACGAAAAGGAACGGCAGCATCTTTACGAACTCGCTGCCCAGCGCATCAACAACTATGTCGAGCCATCCTATATCGGCGACGATATGCTGCGCGGGCTGGAGGATGAGGTCTATGCCCGCGCGCTCTACAGCGAGAAATACGCGCCAATCGAAGAAGTCGGCATGGTCACGAATGACCGTTTCGGTTTCGTCATCGGGTTCTCGCCGGACGGTCTTGTCGGCGATGATGGGCTGATCGAATGCAAGTCGCGGCGCCAGAAATATCAGGCGCAGACGATCATCCTGGACGAAGTGCCGGCCGAATACATGCTGCAAATTCAGTCGGCCATGCTGATCAGCGAGCGCGAGTGGTGCGATTTTATTTCGTACTCTGGCGGCATGCCGATGTTCGTCAAGCGCGTGTTTCCCGATCGGGTCATGCAGACCGCGATCCGTGAAGCCGCGACGGCATTCGAGATGCGTATTCGCGCGGCAATCAAGGTTTATGAGGAACGCGCGGTCGGGCTGCACATGACCGAGCGGCGGGTGATGGGGGATATTATTGCATGAACGATATCCAGCCGACCAAAAAGGCCGCTCGTTTCATGGCGGAGAACAAGGAAAGCCATGTCGTCTCTGGCACTGCTAAGCATGGTGGCGGTGGAATTTACACCCTCAAGAATGGCAAGCGTTTTGATTTGTCTCTTGATGATATGCGCTCAATGCCTATGCCCGATTGGGGCTTTGGAGAAACAGAATGACCGACCTATCCCGCACCATCATCCCCAAGTCCGACCAGATGAACAGTGACGACCTGATTTCCGGCCCGGTCACTGTGACCATCACCAAGGTCGCGGCTAACGAAGGAACTGCCGAACAGCCAATATCGATCTTCTATGAAGGCGACGGCGGCAAGCCATACAAGCCCTGCAAGTCGATGCGGCGCGTCATGGTCCAGATTTGGGGCTCGGACGGCTCCAAGTACCCCGGTCGATCAATGACGCTCTATCGTGACCCTACGGTCAAATGGGGCGGTCTGGAAGTCGGCGGCATCCGTATCTCGCATATGAGCGACATCGACAGCCAGGTAACGATGGCCCTCACCGCTACCAAGTCGCAGCGAAAGCCATATATCGTCAAGCCGCTGGTTCTGGAGAAGAAACCCGAACCATCCGCGATCGACCTGTATGCCAAGGAATTCGGCGCCGCCCTGAAAACGGACGATGCCGTGAAGTGGTGGGATGAAACCACCGAGCGCCGTGATGCGCTGAATATTCCGGCCGAGAGGCTGGAGAAGATGAAGTCGGCGCTTGATGCTAAGTCGAAGCCGGCCGGCGCTGCAGAATAATGCCAGCATACCGTAGCGCGGCAGAGGGTGAGGTGAGAGACGCCGTTGTTTCTCACCTCCGCATGATCCGACCACAGGCCAGGATTATCCATGAGATAAATTGCAGCAATTTCGGACCAAATCGCATTGATGTTCTTGCCGTATCAAGTGCCGAAATTATCGCGGTCGAGGTAAAATCCAGCAAGGATAAACTGGACCGACTGCCGGCGCAGATCGCCAGCATGAAGCTATGCGCCAATCGGGTTTACGCCGCACTGCATGAGAAATTTCTCGTTCCTCTAGGCCGACCGGAACACGGCATGGGCATCGCGGCGCCGGAAGAAGCAGGTGGCGCAATCCCTTGGATATTTCCGCGCATGGATCGCAAGGGACAAATCTGGTGCGGTTCGGAATGGATCGAAAAAGACCGACGGGAAAAACCAAAGCTGTGCATTCCAGTCGGCTCGATAAACATGCTTTGGCGTGAAGAATTGCACCAGATATGCGCCACGGTAGGCGTCAAGAAACTTAATATGCCGGAAGCAATCGACGCAATTCGATGGCACATGACCGGCGATCAAATCACCAGGGCCGTATGCGCGACCCTTCGTGCCAGGGCATGCCCAGAGGCTGACCCGCCAATTTTAACAACGGAGACTACCAAATGACCAAGAAAACAGGCTTCCTCATCACCGCCAGCTACTTCCTGCCCATCGACAAGAAAAACTTCGCCGCCCAGGCTGCGACCTACGCCGCCATCGCCGATATCGAGAAAACCGGCACCCTGCCCGCCGACTTCGCCGGTACCCTGATCGGCGTCAAGGCCAAGCAGGGTTCGGCTGACATTCCGGACGCGGCGCCGACCACCAGCGAACCCGACAAGACCGATCCGGCGAGCTGGCCGCTGACCACCGAACCACTGCCTGCCGACGCCGTGATCCTTGAATCCGCCACCGACCGTTCTGGTGCCGTGGCAGGTCGGGCACTCGACGGAGTGGTTCTTTGGGCGCCAACGAACGAAGGCGTCTAGCTCCCAATCGGGGGTGTCAAGACTTGCGCTGACGCGGGCCATCACTCCCCCCTTCTCGCCGCAGCCAGTTGTGCAGCGGTGTCGTTGATCCATGCGTCTGTGTCGCGAGCAGCCTGCACCTCGTCAGGGCCGTCATCCACAGCAGCCCAGCCGATCAGCAGGCACAGGGCAATCGAGTAGAGCCAGATGCGGAGAGTGGTCATGGGTTGGCCTTTGCTTTCTTGCTGGGCGAGAAGAGTTTTTCCATCGACCAGCCGATGCGAAGCCGATGCCGGATCGTGTTGGCGCTCAGGCCCGCCTCGGCTGCCCAGGTGCTGAGCGGCTTCGTCTCGTTGGCGATGGTTAGGAACCGCGTGATGCGCCGGTTGTCTACCTGTTGTTTTGGGGTGGCCCAGCGACAGTTACCTGGCTCGTAGTTGCCGTTCACGTCGATGCGGTCCAGCGAAGG